ATACGCACCATGCCTGCGGGTGCTTGTTTACTGTGACCGTTTTCAAGAGCTATTGAGTAACTAGCATTGTTGACGAGATAAATGCTGCCTTTGCCACACCATCCTGCCGTTACTGCAACAGACTTCCCTATAGTTGCCTCGCCTGTTTTATCGATAGATGATGCATCAAAACAGATAGATGGTGAACCGATTTGACAACCCCAATTTGCTCGGAATCTGCCAGTATCAACGGGCGATTTTTCAATAACTCGTTTCCAGCACTCCATAGCTATTTTCTGGCATGCAACAGCGATTTGTTTTTCGGTTTTGTCCTTAAATGCTCCGATCTGTATAGAAAGAGTGCTCAAAGACATGCCTATTTCCTAATGTGGCAATTATAAAGTAAGTCGATACCTGTAGGACTTACCGAGTCCAGTGCGATAATCACCCATTTTCCACCTGCAATGGTTAGCACATCTGCGGGTAACAATACGACTTGATCTGCGGCAACTACGGCTTGTTTATCGCCAGCCAAGACCATTGTATTCGGAGTCATATTGGAGCCGCCATAACGTGCCAGCGTGCTAAAGTTTTTCGTGATGCCGTACACCGTGAATGTCTGTACCACTCCACCGGTGGTCGCACCTGTCACGGGGTCAAATATACCTGCGGATGTGCGGGTAACCGTAATCGCTTGACCCTTGGCTTTCAGTTTTGCGGCTACATCTGCGGGTGTCATTTTATCCCCTGATTACGGTGCTGCATCCAATCGGCGTGAGGTAGTCACTGATAAGCTGGTCAATATGCTGGTATTCTATCGCACCTTTTTTACCGTTCGACTTAAACCTTGTTTCAATAACATCTAGCTTTTCACTCTCAACAGAGGGGTCGAGTACTGGCGCAAGTGCTGCGGATAGTGCAATCAAAGCCGCTTCGCACTGAGCTTCTTTCAGACGTTGCGGAATCCGATTTGAGGGCAGATAGTTCGCATATGCGTGTCCAATCGCAATACCCGGAGCGGCTCCTAAAACAGGAACATACAATCTCGGCCATTCCAGTTGTTGTACAGGCAAGATGTCGCTTCCTACTGGACGCACTCGGAAACCTAACCAGCGGGTACGGTAATGCCCATCAATGTACCTGCACGCATTACGTAACGCCGCTTCTTTGGCCGTGGTTGTGGCTAATGCCCATGCCGTGTTACCATAATTCGAGTGGTATGTGTCGGCTGATGCAACATCTATATATGTATCGCTACCGGCAACGATACTGCCGTCTTCTGGTATAAGAGCCACGGGTTACCCCTTTGCTAACTCAGCGGTATATATATCAAATAGAACTGGGGACTTGATGTTATTGGCAAATTCAATGCCCCTTTCAGTCAGCAACGCTTTCATTTCTTCGCGTGTCGGGCCTACCGCTGATTCTCCATACCGTTCCATTGTTTCAGGGTTGAAATCGTCATCTTCAATTATAACAAATTCCCCCTGCGATTCGTGTGTAGATTTTATTTTCATGGAGTCCCTTTAATATGGGACGGTTTTTACGCCGTCCCTTATGTGATCTATTCACCCAGCAGGATACATGCGTGTTCCGGTTTGATGAGTTTACAGCCCCATACAGCAGCAATCTCATATTGCATCTGCCTGTATTGAGGATAGAGCGCAACTTCAAACGACACTCCGCTTCTGGGGTCGGTGATAGTTACGCGGTCAACGGCAAGGTCGCCTTCTTCGGGGAGGGCTGGCATACGAGTTGCCAGCACGATTGCCGACCTCTCAAATGCCATGTTGCGTGTGGATACGGCTACTACTGTAATGGCGTAAGCAGCGGCGGCCTGTGCCATCCTGATCCCAGGAAGTGCAATAGTAATCGTATCGTTGACAGCGGGGTTTGCACCGGCAAACGATGCAGCAGCGACAACGTATTTATTAGGGTCGTTGGCAATGGTGATAATGTCGCCAATTCCCACTACTCCCGTTCCTGCGAGAGCCAGAGGGATTACGGTTTGACCGACAGTCAGAGCGGCGGCGGTGGTTGTTGCTGCTGCCATAGTACCAGCCAATGGGCGTTTGACCTGCCCGGACTCGCGGAGTTTGAAACCGTGGATGTCAAGCAAAGTACCCTGCTCTCTGAGGGTTGTAGTTCCAGCCTCATTTGCTTTGGTTAACTGCGCCAATGTACGAACTTTAGCACCGGCGGTGGAGTTGATTACCATTGCCATATCAGCGAGAGGCGCGCCGTTGTCGGTGAGGATTTTTCTTGCCTGTGCCGGATCGGAAAGATCTGAGGCGAATGGAGATGTGGTTGCGGTACCGTAGGCGCGGGATGCATAAACATTCAGAGCGGCTAGGTCTGCTTCCATCTCATTAGTCAGAGCACGTACAGCCTGAGCAAGCTGGGCCTGCTTGACGTTCAGTTGTCCGGGGCCATTGTTGTTCAGCGCAAGGGTGTCTTCACCGTTCCATCTCAGCGGCACTCGGCGTGCTTTCGTAATAGTCAGGGTCTGTTTCCCAATGGTCTGGTCGCCATCGTTCGGAGGAGTTACACCCGGGATAATATCGGATGCGGTAGAGGCAGGAGCGACAAACGATGTCACGTTCTGGCCGACGGCTGCTCGGTTTACGGATGGGTCAAGGGTTACGGAGGGGATAAATCCCACTTGCTCCCGAGAGACTACATCTAAGGCGACGTAGAGATCGGCAATTAAGCCTGTTAATGTATTACTCATTTTAATTTCCTTATGAACTTTAGATTTGTACAGCTAAAACAAATAACAGATGGACTCGGCTTATTACCTTTTCATTACCTCTAATCGACTATTTGTATTTTCCTCTCAATAGCTATTTGTGACTGTTCCAGCGGTGATTTGGCTTGGAATTCTGCGCGAGTAATTGTTTTTGGGCTGTTACTTCCATTCCCGTTACCCTGCTGCTGTCCGCTCCCATTGCCGCCGGAACCTTTCAACATATAATCCCTGCGGGGATGTGTGTTGATTAGAACAGATAATGCTTCATCAAAATCAGCTAATTTACCAGCGTTAATGCTACTGTATATCTCGTTACCCGACGAATCGAATGCAACCGTGTTGCCGTCCACTACTTTGAAGTTACGGCCAAAATAGGCTTCTGCTACGTCCGGCGTCTCCCCATACATAGTTTTTTCTTTCAGGAACGCGGATGTGTTGAACTTGTCAGACACTTTCATTTTGTAGATCGTTTCCTCTTGTCCTTTTGTGGCCGACAATAGCACCGCATTCTGTTCCTGTAATGGCTTTATGGCTGCTTCAACTAGTTTCTTGATGCCGTCATCATCCATTACTTTTTTGCCTTCCATGCTCCCGGCAAATTGCAATGCTTTGATCGCTGCGTCCGGGTCGTCTATTCCAGCATATGCGGATAGTTTCGCCTCTGCTTCCTTCAATCCTTTTCGGCTCTCTGCGGCCTCCCGTCTCGCTGTCGCGGCGGCGATGATATTTGCTTTTGCATCAAATGCCACTTCCGTTCCATCATCGCCAATCCAAATCGGGTTCAGTCCGTCCATCTCAATTGCGCCTTCGGGTGATACCTTCCATGCCATGTTATCCCTACCTTTTCGCTTTTATGCGAACCCACCTTTTATATTTTACTGCTCGTTATACTTAATGGTCTTATATTAATTATATTTTGTCAAGGAAATATTTGATGCTATTTTCTGGCCTTGAGCTGATCTAGCGTATAGATTTTACCTGATGCGTCTGTGAATTTGTCAATCTTGGTGCCGGAGACAAACAACTTTTGCCGAGCAGGGCCAAGTAATTCTGTTTGTGTTGATTTATTCTGAGTTCTTAGCCATGAATCAAACGTAATATCTGCTGGCACCTGACCGGACGAACTGGCACGGGTTGATGATGGCGTTTCCTCCATAGCGAATCCCAGTTCTTTCCATGTTTTCACCAATGGCGCACGGAAACAGCGGCAGGATATATGCCATGGTGGCCCTGATTCATCTAGCTGAAACTCCATCCCGCTTTTCTGTGCGCAGAATAAACACGTCTTACTGTCGAGTGTCGCAACATCTATCCAGCCGTTCAGCACCGCGCTGTTGTTCTGCATCGTCATTGCGGCGGCTTGATTATTGACATGTTGCACTACCGTATGTGTAAGATTAGCTAATTCACGGCGTGGCCCTTCTAGCACACCGTCCCTGAACCGATTAGCCGCAGTTCCTTCTAGCCGTGTGGTGATTTGGTTCATCGTTTCACCCTCTACCATGCCAAGCCGGATTGCCCCGCGTACTTTTTCCTCCATTCCCCCCGCCAGTGCATTGAATACCTCGTCAAACAACAGCGACTTGTTAGCACCGATGCGGATTGGCTCTGTGTTCAAGATCGACATGATTTGCTCTTTCGATAATGATACTGGTGACCAAGTTACCGGCAATTGGCTTGATAGTACAGCCCCAGCCACTTCGCCAGAATGTTCCGCAAATGATGACATTTCGTCTCTAAGTGTACCCGTGACATTCTGATATGTATCCGCTATTGTCGCTCGTATTTCAGCCAGCATTGCGTCGAGCCACTTGTGTGTGTATTGACCTGTACCCCTCTGCAACTTTACGATAATTTCCTTCTCCGCCGTGTTTAGCAGTGTCACAATATCGCGTACTTGACTAGAGCTATAGCGCGAAACATCAATCTGATCGTGTATGAGACTGTCAAGAAGTTGTTTCGTTATTTGGGTTGCCAATGGCCTACCTCTTTAGCGCATTTCGTACATACTATAATTCCATCATCCCGCAACCAGAACTCAAAGCACATACAATGGCTGAACCATTCCGGCGGTTTACGTATTGGGACTACATTAGTTAATGGCACCCACCCCAGATGCTGGTTGATGTGCGGTGTGGGAAATATGTTCATTTCATAGCCGAAATTGTAGGAGCTTCTTGGCTGAGTAAATCTGCATCAATAGCAGGGTCGAATGTTGCCGACAGTTCACCCCTGCGTACTAACTCGGAAAGATAAGCGTCCCGTGAAATATCACCTAGGGCACGTGCTTTGTTTAGGCTGTCTAATCCTGACGGCGTGCCGCTTGGAGTACCGAACGATGTGTTGAAGTTAACTTCCATATCTGGTGCTGTATTCCCCATCATCTCTGCAAAATAGCTTAACAGTAACTCGCACGAATCCCCGAATCCTTGCGCTATCGCTTTGATGCTGCAATCGGTATCCTCAGAATCAATAGCACTGGCCGTTGCGCTGACTGTCCCGGCACGCTCAATACGTAGGTTGACACCAGCCGATTCAATACGCGACTCTACGGCCTTGATTGCATCTAATGATAATGTTACAGCCGCTCCAGATGTTTCCAAAATCCCAAATTTGCTGTCTGGCGACGGAGCTATAAGCGATTGTCTGGGGCCCACCTTCATCTTGAAATCTTCACTCACGCCGACTGCGTAATACACGCCGAAGTTGCACATCTCCAGCGCGGCCTGATAGTCTGATTTTAATTGAAAGTGCTCTAATGTGGACTCTGCTATATTCTGGAACCCTGGAGCACCCAGCATAAACCCAGTCCGGTTTGTATAGAACGGTACGAGATATATGTTCCTAAACGTTGTTGATGCGGCATCAACCATTACCCATCTTTCATCTTCAATAGTATTCGCATTTTCACGCCACAATTCCCACCGCACTAATCCACTGGGCTCACGTATCCATACGCGAATCTGTTCGATATTCTGATACCCCCATTCTCCGAGTATCGGTTGTTGTGTGCATTCCTTTATCCGTACTCTCGTCAGAGTCTCAACACCGCCTATCATCTCCGCCAACACTTCCAGCACGCAGCACGGTTTCACATGGATAGCATACGGGCGCACACCGAGTGACTTTTCGTCTGCTAATGTTACGACTCCAGCAGTGCGCGGCATATCGGCCATAACGTAACTGATCCCATCTTGGAACGATGTGTTCGCCACATCCATCATAAATGAATCTAGCGTGCGTCCCTGCCGGTCGATATCGTCAAGGAGAACATCAATATCTGTAGGGATATTATCGGATATGATAGGCTTGGCAAATATCTTGCCAGTAGCTTTATTAATAGCTAAATCGACAAAATTATCAAGGAATGTGCGAGCGCACCGGGCTTCATAATCGGCCATTTCTTCGGCTGGATATTTACATAAATATCTTTTGTTGCGCATTGCGGCTGATCCGCCTGCTATATCGCGTATGAGTTGCCGCTGTTGTTCAAGATCTGCAATATTCGGAGCGGGCGTTTCTACTGTCGCTTTTTCCATACTATCTCCTACCTCATTGATGTGCTGCTCTGCCGTACAGATGCGGACATGACTGGATATTTGTACGCTATGAAATACCCGCTGCAATCCGCCCAGTCGTCAATCGCAGGGTGACTTTCCCATTTCTCAGGCTCGCCTTTTGTGTCGTATCCCTGCACTTCTAATGCATTAGTTAAATTCGGGCATTTGTCGGTGTTGATACCGAAACGATCATGGGATAACAGGCTGTTATACGCGTTGATTCTGTCCCGTACGGCTGGATTCTGGCTGTTGTGTAGAACTTGGAAACCTGCGGCCTTGATTATTGCGATATCCGATACGCTACTGTTAGTTCTGCTGGCCTTGCCGCTTGCATCGGGATATATGATGACTTTCTTATCTTTGTAACGGGTCAGGTTGTTGCAAAAGTCCTGCGTGTCGTATGATGTGAATTCATCAACGGCAATCGGGATATTGTTATCAATCACGAAGCAGACAGCGCAACATCCGCCAATATTAAAATCTAGTCCTATGTGCAGCATTGTGTCCTGTTCGGTAATAGTGCGCGGCGTGTGGTGTCTGAATCTGTCGAAAAAATGATATACTTTATTCGTTGTGAGATTGACAAAATCACCATTCAGGTACATCCCCGCTAATATTTCATCATAGTTAGCTAGAATGTTTTTTGCGTAATCTGGCGGTAAATACGGGTTGCTATATGTGCTGGCCTTGTAAATTACATATCCTTGCTGTTGCTTTTTCACCCATTTTTCATATGTGAAACCTTTCAGCCCTTGGTCTGGAGTCGTGACTAGTCCTATTGTGTTTGCCTTGCCGGTGCGTTTCTGTCTGTTGCGCTCGCTGATTTTCCGCCATACGACAGCCGCCTTGTCTTTGATTAGGCAATCAAGTTCGTCACAGATACTATGCGCCACCTCGTATGCTATAATCCTCTCTGGACGGTCGTATGACCGGAATATGATAGAGCCGTAGTCTGCTATGTTGATAGTATAGCTAGACAGGTTGATTTTGTAGCTCAGTCCTATTCGGTCGAGGTCGGCACATACTCCGGGCATAGCTCGTAGGTTGATGAGGTCGTACGTTGGCAGATAATACGCACAGTTGCAACCGGGGTCGTCAAGCATCAACATTATCAGCCGCATAGTCCCAGCTTGAGTCTTGCCGCTACCATATCCCCCGATAAGTGCGGGATGTGGCGCGTCGCTGAATATGAATTGACGCTGCGGTAATGTCAGAGCGACATCAACGTTCACTGTACGGTTTCCTCGGCTTTCAGGATAGTGATTCGCGTTACCTTCCTGTCAAGCTCTATCTGAATCGGCGCGTTGAATCCGTGCATCAGGTTAAGCTCTTTCACCGCTGATACTTTTACGCTAGGTGCGCCCTCTTTATATGCTCCTATCAATGCCCTCACCGACATTTCACGAGTCCAAAGTTGTTTAATTTCAAGGGTTTTTCTGATTGCAGCGACTCTTCCCGTTATCTTCCTGTCTGCCATTAACTCGGAAGCCCTGGAATATATTGTGTCCGCTTTCATCTTCGCAGATTTATAAGCCGCCCTGTATGCGTCGGCTTGCGTTTTCCCAGATGCTACATTCTGCGCGAATACCTCTTGCTTCGGCGTTAGCATTTCAGGTTCAATCAGTTTATCTGCCATTCAGCACCTCGGCAAAGGTTCTTCCGTCTGATTCAAGTGTGGCGTCTTTCCCCACAAACTCCTGCCAGCGTTTGACTATTACGTCGCAGT